GTTTTTTTTCGATACGCGCGCGCGCGTATCTTCGCGGCTCGGTAAAGCCCTAAGTTTGTGACCAAGGAGAAGAAAAGATGGGAGTGAAGATCATGGAGCGAAAGTATCTGTGCAAAAACGGCGTGGTCGAGCGGACGAGATACCCGGTCCGCGACAACGCACGCCCTCGATCCTCCCGGAAGAAGGGGAACACGAGCTTCCGGAAGCAGGAGGCAAACTTCAACAGTGCACTGCGGAGAGTGGCGCGCCTCCTGAACTGCAACTTCGATCACGAAAACGGGATTCTGGTCACGCTGGACTACGATCCGGCGGGGATGGAAAAGCTCTGCACAAAAGCCGGGCTGACGGAAAACGAAAAGGCATGGGCACTCGGCATGCAGAAAGCAGAGATCGGAGAGTGGAAAGCCGCGAAGAAGTGCGCGAAACGGGTCGATGTGGGCATCGACCCCTACGAGAATACGGAAGAAGCGTGCGCAAAGCTGCGTGCAGCGGCGGAAAAGCAGATGAATCTCTGGCTGCGGCGGGTGAAGCGGCAGCAGACCGTGAAGTACATCGCGGTGACCTCGGACATCGACGGCGACACCGGAGAGGTGGTGCGCATCCACCATCATCTGGTGCTGGCGGCGGAGGGCATCTCCTGGGACATGCTGCAAAAGCAGTGGAAGCTCGGCTCTGTGGACATCCGAAGACTGAGAGGACAGCAGGACTACACGCCGATAGCCGTGTACCTGATGCGTCAGGTACGCAGACAGCCGGATGCGAAAAAGTACTCCGTGAGCCGCGGCATGCTGATGCCGGAGATCACGGAGCGCGAGGTGCTGGGAAATCCAGAGATCAAAGCACCGGCTGGCGCAAAAATTATGGAACGCTCGGAGTACAATCCTGAGAAGGTGGTGCAGTACATACGCTATGTGCCAAAAAAGCGGGAGGCTCGGAAAGCGGGAGGCGGGCATGGGCTTTAAGATGCAGCGCGGCCTGCGGATCCCATACCGCAAGCAGGGGCAGATCTACTTTGCACTCGTCAACTACGACGATGCAGGGGAAAAACAGAAAAAGCGGATTGACCGCCTGATCGCTGATGCGGCAGGCGGCGACCGTGCGTACATCTGCGCCCTGCGGGACTGGCTGCTGCATGACGGTACAGACGTGCAGCGCGTGAGCGCAGAGCACTATGTGAGCATCCAGACGCTGTGCAGGATGCGAAAGAAAATCTACGAGAGATGGTGAAAGCGCCGCCCACACGGACGGCGCTTGAATTTTTTCCGCCGAAGAAAGTGGAAGTAACTCGGGGGGTAGGGATGCGAAAATAGAGCCAAAGGAGGGATAATGCGTGCAGAAGCGATACAAGCCGCAGGAGCTGGCGGAGGCGGTGGATAAGTATTTCGATTCAATCCGCGTGGTGCGGCCGCTTATCCTTGCGGAAATAGCCTATCAGGAGCAGCCGGACGGGACATTCTCGGTGGAGCTGGATGCCTTCGGACACCCGAAGAAGAAATTCGTCCGGCCGGTGGCCGCTGACGGCACGCCTGCGACCGAGGAGCTGTGGATCAAGAAGCCGAGCATGGCGGGACTGTGCCTCTTTTTGGGCATACACCGCTCGACGTGGGCGGAGTACGGGAAGAAAAAGGCGTATGCCGACACGGTGGAGCGTGCGCGGGGGCGCGTGGAGGACTTTTTGGCCGGGAAGGTGCTGGAAAAGTCCTCGGCAGCGGGCGCGAAGTTTTCCCTGCAGCATAACTGCGGCTGGAAGGAGCGGCAGGAAATCAGCCTCGACAGGGAGACGCGGGAGGCGATCAAGCCGCAGAGCGCACAGCGCAAGCTGGAGCTGCTGGCAGAGCTGAAAAAGATGGACATACCGGGAGAGGAGCAAAGCGATGAAAGTAGACAAGCTGATCAAGCTGGTGCAGACGCTCAAGCCGACGGCGTTTGACGACGAGATCCTGCTGATGTGGGTGAGCGAGTGCGAGGGGATGGTTTTAAGCGAGGTTCATCTGGTATCCGTGGCGGATATCGAGCCTTTTGCACTGGGAGCGGACAGCAGCCTGCCGACGGCAGAGCTGACGGCACCCTTCCCCTACGACAAGCTCTACACGCAGTATGTGCTGGCACAGATCGACTACGCCAACGGCGAGTACACGAACTACCAGAACAGCATGCAGATGTTCAATGCGACATACACGGAGTATGTGCACTATGTGGCGGAGGTGCTGGCCCCGGCGGATGGACGCGCGGAGCTGAAGCAGTACTACCTGTCGGCCTACGCCATTGCGCAGAAGCACGGCTACACCGGCACGGAGGAGCAGTGGCTTGCATCTCTGCACGGTGCAGACGGCAAAGCAACCAAGATGCAGTACGCGGGAAAGAAAATCCAGTGGGCGCTGGACGGCTCGGCGGAGTGGGTAGACCTTGTGAACATGCAGGACATTCAGGACGAGATCACGGAGGATGCCAAGGAGACGATCACGGCGACGGCCTCACAGGCGGCAGCGACGGCCACGGCAGCAGCACAGGCGGCAAAGACGGCGGCGGAGGCTGCTGCACAGTCGGCAAGCGCCGATGCGCTGGAAGCCGGACAGCACGCGCAGGGCGCTTTGCAGAATGTGGATGATGCGGAGAGCTGGGCGACCGGACAGATGCGCGGGCAGGACGTAGGCGCGGACGATGTGACCTACCACAACAATGCGAAATACTATGCCACGGCCGCAGCGGGCGCACAGGCGGCGGCAGAAGCGGCCAAAAGTGCCGCACAGACCTCGGCGGGGACAGCCGGGAGCGCTGCGGCAGATGCCGCACAGGCAAAGGCAGGGGCAGAGGCGGCAGAGAACGCGGCTCTGACGGCGCAGAACGGTGCGCAGCTTTCGGCGGCCAGCGCGGAGCAGCAGGGAATCGCAGCGGAAAATGCGGCACAGACGGCGCAGGCACAAAAAGCGGCAGCACAGACGGCGGCGCAGACCGCCGAGGCATGGAGCCAAGGCACGCGCGGAGGTTCGGCGGTGGGATCGAGCGATGAAACCTACCACAACAACGCCAAATACTGGGCGCAGCAGGCCGCAGCTTCCGGCGGAGGTGGCGGGGCAATCACAAAAGATGCGGTGATCGGCGCACTGGGGTACACTCCGGCGGATGAAAGCGACATCCCGACGGAGGACATCAGCGCAAACACGGCAGCGCGGCACACGCACGGCAACAAGGCTGTGCTGGACGGGATCAGCGCAGCATCGCTCAAGGGCACGGACGATGGGAGCGGGAATGTGACCTACGGCGGAGCGGCGGCACAGACGGCGGTGCGCTTTTTGCAGTCGCTGACGGTGCCGGGGCTAAACTTTAAGTACGTCAACGCGCTGCACTCTGGGACAAGCGCAGACCCGTATGGATTAAAAATCGGCAGCGGGCAGTCGCTGGTGGATAAGATCAACACGATAACGGAGCCGGGTATCTACACGGTGTACCAAAACCGGGCATCCACCGACGCGCCGGACGAGGCAAAGGCAAACAACAGCTCGCTGCGAGGACTGGTGTACCTGTCGCAGATCAACAAGCACTATGCGGTAATCCTGATGGTAGATCAAAGCTCTAACCTGTACATCCAGTATGTGCAGGGCGACGTGGGCGGCGGCTGGAAGCGCGTGTACAATTACGATGCGGCAGCAGACGAGATGCTGAAATTTACGGCGCAGACGCTGACGGATGCGCAAAAGACGCAGGCGCGGACAAATCTGGGGTTAGGTACAATGGCAACCAAGTCCAGCGTAGAGCTGGCCTCGGACGTGACCGGGACGCTGCCGCTTGCAAAAGGCGGGACAGGTGCAACGACGGCGGCGGCAGCGCGGTCGGCGATGGGATTAGGCAGCCTTGCGACAAAAAGCAGCGCATCCCTATCCGGGGCGGATGTGACCGGGACGCTGCCGCTTGCAAAGGGCGGCACGGGTGGAGCGACGGCAGCAGCCGCAAGGACGAACTTAGGCCTCGGCGCTCTGGCGACGAAGGGGAGCGTATCTCTTGCCGGATCGGACGCGAGCGGAACACTGCCGATCAGCAAGGGCGGTACCGGGGCAACGACGGCGGATGCGGCAAGAACGGCACTGGGCGCGGCAAAAAGTGTCGGGTGGCTGCTGCTGGACAACGAGACGCTGACCGAAAACGGTACGGTGAGCGGTACGGCGGACATGAGCGTGTATCATACGGTGCACGTGATGATCGGATCGGCAATCAGCGGAGGAAACTACTACCAGACCTACAGCTTCCCATTGCTGGCGGATACATGGAACATCTACATTGCGGCAGCGGGGGACTATTATCGCGCGAGACTGACCGTGACCTCGGCCGGAGTTGTGACGGTGACGATGCTCTCGGCAATCACACGGACGTTTTACCTCTATGTGAGCTGAGAAGTAAGGCGGGAAGGAGGAAAGCGGATGGAGCTTGAAGTAAAGGTGATCGAGAACGAGCAGCGGAGCAAGTCCAACACCCACCGTCTGGACACGCTGGAAAAGCGCGTGGACGAGCAGGATAAGATGGTGACGGCGATTTGCGGCTTGCAGAAGGACATGGAGCACACCAAGAGCGACGTATCGACGATCAAAACCAACGTCGATAAGCTGCTGGAAAAGCCCGCGAAGCGCTGGGACGGCGTGGTGACGGCAATCATCACGGCGCTGATCTCGGTGCTGGTGGGCGCGGTGCTGGGAAAGCTACTTTGACAGCAGGGAAAGAAGATCGGAAAAAGCCGCGAAAGCGGAGATTTGAAAGGAGTATGTAAACATGAAACTGAAAAACAAGACCTATGACGTACTGAAGTGGATCGCGCTGTATCTGCTGCCCGCGCTGGGCACGCTGTACTTCGCGCTGTCCGGCATTTGGGGGCTTCCCTACGGGGAGCAGGTCGTCGGCACGATCACGGCTGCGGACACCTTCCTCGGCGTGCTGCTGGGGATCAGCTCGGCAACCTACAATAAAGGGGAAAAGTGATGTATCGCGGCACTACGCCGACCCTGACCTTCACGCTGCCCATTGAGGCGAATACCATCACACTGATGAATCTTGCGCTTTCACAGTTTGGGCGCGTGCTGGTTTCTAAGGGGCTTGCTGATTCGACCATTGACGGGAAAACGGTATCCTTCACGCTCACGGAAGAAGAAACATTGAAGCTCAATGGAGCCTCGAATTCAGGGGTAGAAATTCAGCTTCGAATTGGAGTTGGCGAGGTGCGGTTCTCGTCGCAAATCTTCAATCTTCCCGTCGGACGCATCTTGCAGGAGGGGAAACTGGATGAACTTTGATATTGAATTACGCGCCAATGACAGTTTCAATGTAGGACTTGGACAGTTGACCCGTGGCTTGAAGGGAGAGAAAGGCGACAAGGGTGACCCCGGCCCCGCCGGTCCGCAAGACCCGCAGCGCATGGCATCCCAAGTATTCACGGTGCCTGTGGAGCGTATTCTCCGGGATGGTGCGTTGTTATGATTGAGTTTGCGGTAACTTTTTCTCCCGGCGCTGACCTGGAGGTCAACATGGGTCAAGTGATGGAGGTGCTTGCTACCGAGGAGCGGACGGTGTCGCTGTCTATGCCCTCTGGCAATCAGGTCATCCTGCCCACCAGCGCCAGAGGCATGCGTAAGGTGACGATTCAAAAACCGGACACCCTACTGCCCGAGAACATCAAGAAGGATGTGGTGATCGGCGGCGTGACCGGAACTCTGGAGGGTGGCGGCAGCTTCAAGGCAGTGATAGAACGCACGGCTGTCAGCCCTACACTTCCGGGTGATTTGACGACCATTGGTTACAGTGCGTTTAGCGGTTGTCCCAAGCTTGCATTAACCAGCCTGCCGTCTGGGGTAACAAGCATCAGTGACTATGCGTTTAATAATTGCCCCAACCTTGCATTAACCAGCTTGCCGTCTGGCATGACAAATATCGGTAGCTATGCGTTTCAAAGCTGCCCCAAACTTGCACTAACTAGTCTGCCGTCTGGAATAACACGCATCGGTTACTATGCGTTCAATGGTTGCCGCAACCTGGCAATAACTAGGCTGCCACCTGGGATAACGAACATTGGTTTCGGTGTGTTTGCTAATTGCACCGGGCTAACAAGTATTACATTCGAGGGAAACCCAAAGACCATCCACTCTTCTGCATTTAACGGGTGCTCCAACCTAACCACCATCAAGGTTCCGTGGTCGCAGGGGCAAGTAGCGAATGCGCCTTGGGGTGCGAACAATGCCACCATCATTTACGATTATACTGAGAATTAAAAAAAGGAGGATTATCATGACAGAAACTCAACTCAGGGAAAGAGTCGTCGCCACCGCGAAGGCGTGGATCGGCTGCAACGAGGCCGATGGCAGTCACCGCCAGATCGTGGATGTGTACAACTCGCACCGGCCGCTGGCACGCGGGTATGCGCTGAAGTACACCGACGCATGGTGCGCGGGCTTTGTCTCGGCGGTGGCGATCAAGCTCGGCCTGACGGGCATCATGCCGACGGAGGTCGGCGTGTGGAACATGATCGAGCTGTACCGCAAGCTGGGGCGCTGGCAGGAAAGCGACAGCTACGTCCCGAAGCCCGGCGACGTCATCATGTACGCGTGGGGCGATAATGGCGTGGGCGACTGCACCAGCGGCGCAAGCCACGTCGGCATCGTGGCGGCCTGCGACGGCAAGACCATCACCGTCATTGAGGGCAACAAAAATGACGCGGTCGGATACCGCGAGATCGCGGTCAACGGCCGGTACATCCGTGGCTTCGGCTTGCCCGACTACGCCAGCAAGGCCACCGAGGACGAGCCGGTTGCACCGGCGCCTGAAGAACCGAAAAAGGAGGACACGATCACCATGGAGCTTAGAATGCTCAAGCGCGGCATGAGCGGCAACGACGTCCGCGCGGCCATGCTGCTGATGAAGGACAAGGGCTATTATCCCCACGCCATTCCCGCGACGGACAAGCTGTTCGGGCCGAAGATGGAGGCGGGCGTGCGCAAGATGCAGGCCGAGCACGGCCTCGGCGTGGACGGCATCATCGGCCGCAATAGCTGGACGTACCTTCTGAAGTAATGGCACCGCAAGCCCGCATCAGCTTCCCGCCCGCGCTGCAAAAGCTGACCAAGGGCGAAATGGAGCGGGTAATCGCGCAGGCCAACATTGGCGAGGAAAACGAAAAGATCGCGCGGCTTTACTACATCGACCGGCTGCCGCAGGTGGAAGTGGCGGCAGAGGTGTATCTGGCGCAGGCGACGGTAAAGCGTCGGCTGCCGAAGATCATGGAAAAGATGCAGATCGCGCAGAAGCGCATGAAGAATTAGCGACAAGCCCGACGGGGAGACCCGCCGGGCATTTTTATGTCCGCAGCGCCCGAATGTTGGAAGTAACTCGGGGGGTGACTTTGAGAAAATGGAGAAAAAGAAGGGTGCGAGGAGGTGAGAAGAAGTGGAAAAGACGTATGAGGGCAAGGTGAAAAACGTCGGCGCGCAGGAGGTCAAGGCGGCTTATCAGCACAAGACCAAGGACAGCGGCAAGGTGCACAGAGGCACTGACCTGAGAACGAGAGCGGGCGGCAAGAAGTGACCGCCGAAAGAACAAGCCAAAAGGCAATGGAGGAAGCATGGCAGAAAATCGATATTATGCGCTTTTCGGCGTACCCGAGCCGGAAGAAGGTAGCAATCAGCCGGAGGTCACCGAACCGGCAGCGCAGGCCGAGGAGCAGCCCGAACCCGCGCAGGGGGAGGGCACAGGTAGTAATGCGCCGGAGGTCACCGAACCGGCAGCCGAGGACAATGGGAATCCGTCGGGGGAGACGCAGCCGGAAACGGACATGCAGGAACCCGAGGGGAAGGACAAGCCGAGCAAGGAAAGCGAGGCCGCGAAGCGCCACCGCAGAGAACAGCAGGCAGAGCAGAAGGGACGGCAGGACGCTGCCGCCGAGATTCTCAACCTGCTGGGACTGAAGGACCCGAAAACGGGTCAGCCGGTCACGACGATGGAGCAGCTCACGGCATATCAGCAGGCAAAGCTGCAGGCCAAGGCAGAGCAGGACCTGAAGGCCGGAAAGCTCAGCCCGGAGGTCGTGCAGAGCGTGGTGATGGCATCGCCGGAGATGCAGGCAATCCTGCAAAATGCAAAGCAGTCGCAGGAAAGCGCCGAGGTACAGGACTTTACGGCGCGGCGGGAAATGGAGCTGGCGGAGATCCGGAGGCTCAATCCGGAGATCAAGACGCTGGACGACATCATCCGCATGGACACCGGCGCTGACTTTGCCGAGCTGGTGCGCAAGGGATGCAGCTTTGTGCAGGCGTACAAGACCGCAAACTTTGACGCGATCATGCAGAAAAACCGCGCAGCGGGAGAGCAGCGGGCAAGAAACGCCGCAATGTCCCAAGCGCACATGAGAGGTACACCCGGGAATCAGGCCGAGGCGCTTGTGGTGCCGCAGCAGGTGAAGGAGATGTACCGCAGATTTAATCCCGATATCACGGACGAGGAAATCGCCCGCGATTACCGGAAAAGAAAGTGAGGTTAAAAGAAATGGCATTTATCCCTTATAGCTACGCCGACGGCCAGCCGGCGCCGTGGGAGTACAAGGAGGCGGGCGCACTGGGCAGCATCAAGCCCGGTCAGGCGCTGAACCTGTCCGGCGGCAAGCTGGCAAAGTGTACCGGTGACAACCGGCCGGAGTACATCGGCATGTATCAGGGCACGGTGGCCTCGGGCGACATCATCCCGTGCATCAAGGTTGACGAGGAAACGGTGTTTGAGACGGAAAACTCCGTGGCGAACACCTCTGCCGTGGCGGGCAGTCGGCTGACGATTGACAGCACGGGAACGAAGATCACCGCAACGGCGGGCACCGCCGTGGAGGTGGTAGTTCCGCTGGACACCGCAGCGGGCGGAAAGATGCACGTGCGCTTCCCGCGTATCCCCAAGACCACGACCGCAGCGGGCGGCGGCGGCTAAACCGCCGGAAAGAAAGGAGAGATGAAAATTGGCACAGATTATCCTGAGTGAATCCAGCAACAATGCAAAGGCGTTATACGGCGAGATTCAGGCCCCGATTGCGGCGTTCCTGGAACGCAGAGACGAGGCATGGATGCACGACGAGAGCAACATTGCCGCAAAGATCTTTAAGCGCGTGAACTCCACGCACCACACCGAGGCCTTTACCGGCGTAGGGGCAACGGATTCCTTTGACCCTGTGGGCGAAAACGGCGCATACCCGCAGAGCAGCACAGAGCAGCTCTATGAGAAGTACGTGACCGCCGTGACGTGGAAGGGCAGCTTCTCCATCTCGCAGGAGATGATGGAGGACAAGATGGACAACGTCCTCGTCGGCAAGCCGCAGATCTTTATCGATTCGTACCATCGCGGCCGCAGCAAGTTCTTTGCGGGTCTGCTCGGTGCGGCGATCAAGAATCAGGCGGCCTACAAGCAGGGCAATTTCAGCTTTGAAACGACCACGGCCGACGGCGCGAAGCTCTTTTCGACGGCGCACGCCTGCAAGATCAAGGGCGCGAACCAGTGCAACGCGTTCACTGACGCGTTCTCTGCGACCGCGCTGGGCAAGCTGGCCACGAAGATGCAGAACTTCCACGACGACAACGGCAACATGCTGGTGATGAACCCGGACACCATCATCATCCCGAATGACGCTGCCATTAAGGAAGCGGTTTTCGGTGTGCTGGGCGCACACAACGACCCGACGACCGCAGCGGGCAACAAGTTCAACTACCTGTTCGGCGCGTGGAACGTGCTCGTGTGGAACGAGCTGAACCAGTACTGCGCCGGCAGCACGAACACGCCGTGGATCCTGATGGACAGCCAGTTCAACCAGCGCTACGACGGCGCAATCGACCTGATGCGCAAGGATTTGACCGTGACCAGCGAGATCGCGCACAACGACGCGAACGTCTGGAAGGGCAGAGCGAGATACACCGGCGCTTTCGTGGACTTCCGCTGCTTAGCGGCAGGCGGCCTGTCGTTTGGCAGCAACCTTTAATACATCCTCCGGCGGGGCGCGCAACACGTCCCGCCGGAAACGGCATAGGAGGAAGCAGAGATGCTGCAAAATATCAACGTTTTGGTACGAGCGCCGGAGATGACCGGCAATACAAAGACGGATCTGGAGGCGCAGCAGAGGTTCAACAAGCAGCTTTTGCGGGCGCTGGACTATCTGCTGGGGCAGATCGACCAGAAATTGGAGGAGAAGAAATGAGCAAACTGCCAAGCATGAAGTACGAGGACAAGATCAAAAAGACAACGCAGGTGGCCTTCGGCGGCCTGCGTCACAGCCTTTCATGCGGGGACGGCGAGCTTTACGATATGAAAAACCTGACGTGCAAGGAGTACCCGATCCTGCAGCCGAGGGAGAAGCGGATGATCGCCTTGCAAGGGAATAACAGCAGCTCAGTACGATATCCGGGAATTTATGCGGACAACGGGGAAATCTGGTATGTGCTGATTCTTCCTCTCAGCAGCGGAAAGAAAAGAATGATCATGAGATCGACGGCATGGAGCGGAACGGCCAATGTCTATATCTCGGAGGGTGTCCACGAGGTGAAGATGGTGCGCTTCGGCAATCGCCTGATCCTGATGCCGGACAAAATCGTGGTAAAGACACAGTACAAAATCGAGGGGTATCTCAGCAGCAAAAGCGACTTCCCGGTACTGACGGAAGCAGAAAAGGGGCAGATTCGATCCTTGCAGGAAGGACTCAAGCAGAAATTATACCAGTGGACAGGAACGGAATGGAAGTACATCGACGAGCTTTATACCCGCATGGAAGCAACGTTTCAGCTTTCGGGAGTGAAGATCGAGGACGGAACCGTATACGGGGAGAAAGCGACGGCCAATGCTCTGTCGTTCACTTCTTTTTCCGGATATAGCGAGGGATACGGACTAACACAGGATCTGCTCGCTGCGATTCATATCGGAGACGGACTGGAAATTTCAGGGCTGACCGAAGCGCCGGGAAACGACAAGACGGCGGTTGTGACAGGCGTGCGCGAAAGCGGTCTGGGCGGCGTGCTGTTCTTCTCGGACAACTGCTTCAAGATGCCGCTGGGCGAGGATGGGGAGCCGGTGAAGGAGGTCACAATTAAGGGCACGGTGACACTGAAGCGGAGTGTGCCGGATATGGACTTCTGCTTTGAGCATGACAACCGCCTCTGGGGCGCGAAGGGAAAGACCATCTATGCAAGCAAGCTGGGCGACCCGACGAACTGGAACGTGTTCGAGGGACTGAGCACGGATGCGTGGAGCCTTGCGACGCAGAAAAAGGGCGAGCTGACCGGCGGCGTGAGCTACGGTGGATACCCGACGTTCTTCCGCGAGGACGCGATGGTGCGCATCTACGGCGCGACGCCGCAGACCTTCCAAGTCTCGGAGATCGCAATGCCGGGCGTGAAAACAGGAGAGCACGAGAGCATTGCCGCAGCGGGCGGCATGCTGTTGTATCTCTCCCGCGAGGGGATGATGATCTACGCGGACGAGTATCCGGTGAGCCAGACAAGCGTTTTCGGCACGGGAAAGATCGAGCATGTGATGGCATGCTCGGACGGTACGCGGTACTACGCGCAGATGACCGTGGACGGAGAGCGGGCAATCTACTGCTATGACAGCAAGCACGGCCTGTGGATGAAGGAGGACGACCAGAACCTGTTCTGCATGACCTACGATCAGGGAACGATCTATGGACTGATAAAAATCGACGAGCAGGGCGGCAACGGCGTGATCGACCTGATCGGAGACGGAGGGATGTTCTCTCCGGCCACGCGGGAGACGGCGGCGGTGGAGAGCTTCGCGGAATTCGGGGACTTCACGGCGGGGACGCTGAACCGCAAGGCCATGAGCAAGCTGCAGCTTCGGATGGAGCTGGAGGAGGGCGCAAGCGTGCAGATCAGCATCCGGTATGACGGCGGCGCATGGAAGCCGCTGTGGACGCTGGCTGCCGGGAAGAAGCGGAGCGTGCAGATCCCGATCCTGCCGACGCGCTGCGACTACTACCGCATCAAGATCGCGGGCACGGGCATGTGGCGGCTCTACGCGATGGCGCGGGAGCAGTACGAGGGAAGCGAGATCCACTGATGAAGGAGAAGATCACGGAGGAGCAGTATCGGGCGATGCTCTGGTTCAAGAAAATGCGGGAGATCATGAACGAGAAGTTCCTGCCGCTGCTTTTTGACCAGCATAAGCATCTGGTGCTGATGGGCGGCGGCGGCTCGGGAAAGAGCATTTTCGCCGGTCAGAAGATCATAGACCGCTGCGCGACGGAGGAAAAGCACCGCTTTCTGGTGGTGCGAAAGGTCGCAAAGACCCTGCGGGAAAGCTGCTTTGACCAGCTCAAGCGGCAGGCGCAGGAGCTATATCCGGAGATGATCGAGAAAATCCCGAAGGGGAAAGGCTCGGACATGTATCTGCAATTCAAGAACGGGTCGGAAATCATCTTCGCGGGGCTGGACGACGTGGAAAAGCTGAAGTCCATCCATGACATCACGGGAATCTGGATTGAGGAAGCCTCGGAGATCGAAGAACAGGATTTTAACCAGTTGGACATCCGACTGCGCGGCAACACGAAATACTACAAGCAGATCATCCTGACGTTTAACCCCATCAGCATCACGCACTGGCTGAAAAAGCGCTTCTTTGACCGGAAAGACCCGCGCGTGCTGACGCACAAGAGCGTATACACGGACAACCGTTTCCTGCCGGACGAGGACAGGCTGACGCTGGAGGCCATGAAGGAGACAGACCCCTACTACTATCAGGTGTACTGCCTTGGCCAGTGGGGCGTACTCTCTGCGACGATCTTCAACCGCGAAATCCTGATGGAGAAGCTGCAGCACCTCGGAAAGCTGGAGACGCGCGGGGAGTTCGACTACACCTACAACGAGCTTGCCGTGACGGGCTGGACCTTCCGAGAGGATGCAGCGGGCGAGACGATCATCTACAAAAGGCCGGAAAAGGGACACCCGTATGTGATCGGCGCGGACACGGCGGGCGAAGGCTGCGACTGGTTTGTGGCGCAGGTGATAGACAATGCCACGGGGCGGCTCGTGGCAAAGTACCGAACGAGGACGGACGAGGATCTGTTTGCACGGAACCTCTACTGCCTCGGAATGTACTACAACACCGCGCTTATCGGGATAGAGATCAACTTCTCAACGCACCCGACGAAAGAATTGCAGCGGCTGAAATACCCGAAGATCTATCTGCGAGAGGTGGAGGACAGAATCACGAAGGAAGTGAAGATGTCCTACGGATTCCGCACCGACCAGCTGACAAGGCCGACGATCATCGCGGGGCTGGTAGGCATTATGCGAGAGCATCCGGAGCTGGTGGACGACGAGGACACGCTGCAGGAAATGCTGACCTTTGCCAGAAACGAAAAAGGCCGGCCGGAGGCGATAGAGGGCGCGCACGACGACTGCGTGATGGCGCTGGCGATTACCTACTACATCCGAGACCAGCAGGAGACGCGCATTGCAGAGCCGGAGGGAAGGAAAGCCCAGTGGCACGACGACCAATGGGAGGACTATTACGCAGCGGGCGACGCAGAGCGCGCCGAGCTGATCAGACTTTGGGGAAACCCATTTTAAGGAGGCAGTATGAAAGACAGAAAAGACGGCGTGAGCCTGTGGCAGAGCAGGCTGGAAAAGAACCTGACGGCCTACGAGGCAGAGCGCGAGAGAATGCACCGGCGCGAAGCGCAGTATGCGGGCGACCGCACGCTGACACCGCTGACGGAGAACGACAGGAAGTACGGATACCAGAAGGAGACAAGCCACGTCTGGAACATCACGGCAGAAAACATCGAATCGGAGATCGACAGCTCTATCCCGATGCCGAAGGTCACGCCGATGCGCCGCGAGGACGAGCACCTGGCGCGGATGATCGAAAACATGCTGCGAAACGAGCTGGACCGGCTGCCGACGGAGGAGCTGAACGACGAATCCGAGCGCATCACCTATAAGCAAGGCGGCTGCCTGTATCTGCCGGAGTGGGACACGAGCAAGCGGACGCACACGACCGTGGGCGAGAACACGCTGAAATGCGTCCACCCGATGCAGTTTATCCCGCAGGACGGCGTGAAGGAAGTGGACGAAATGGCCTACTACTTCTGGCTGATTCCGGTGACAAAGGACTATCTGCGCAGGCGCTACGGCGTGGACGTGGGAGACCTTCAGGAGGAAATGCCGGAGGTCAGAGGTGCGGAGGAAAGCAACGCCGAGGACGTGGTCACGCTGAAGATCGCGGAATACCGGAATGACGAGGGCGGCGTAGGCCGCTTTGCGTGGGTGGGCGATATGGAGGTCGAGAACCTGACGGATTGTCAGGCACGCATCCTGCGGCGCTGCAAGAAGTGCGGCCAGACCGAAGCGGACAGCGCATACATAGACCTGAGCGAGCCGACGCAGGACGGGACATACCCGGACGATGCGGAGAAGCGGAAGCCGAGAAAGGGCGTGTGCAGCTTCTGCGGGTCGAGAAGCTGGGAGGACGTGGTGGAGACCTCGCGCAGGGTGCGGCTGAGTGAGCTGGACACGCTGGGCATTGACCCGATGATCGTGGAGCGGCTGAGAGCGGAGCACGGATTCGGGAGAATCTTCTACCAGCCGGAAGAACAGGCAATGCCGCAGGAGCCGACAAGAATGCCGACGGAGCAGGAACCGATGGGAAGCCTCGGCGCGCAGGAGGTTCCGGCGATGCAGACGATGCTGACGCCGGAAATGCAGCCGCCGGCAGTGCAGGAAATGCCGACGGAACAGGAACCGGGAGACGCGGAAATTGAAATCCCGTATTATAAGCCGGATATTTTCATGGCGGTGCTGCGGCGGAACGTCACGGCGCACGGAAAATTCTTAGGTGAATCGGACTGCGACAAGATCGCAGACCAGCAGAACACCATCAACCGCTTGGAGCAGAAAACCATAGACCGGCTGATGAAGGCGGGCAGCAAGATCACACTGCCGGATTCGACGCACCTGAGAGTTGACCCGCAGGACAACGGTATCTGGTATGTGGGCAATGCGGCGGATGCAAGCCTGATTGCGGTGAGAGACTTTCAGGCGGACATCACCCCGAACATGGCGATGCTGACGCAGGCCTACGAGGAATCCAGACGCTTGATCGGCATGACGGACAGCTATCAGGGACGGACAGACCCGACGGCGCAGTCCGGCAAGGCAAAGGAGTTTGCGGCGGCGCAGTCGGCGGGACGCCTGGAGAGTAAGCGCGTGCTGAAGAAAGCGGCATTCGCGAGAATCTTCGAGCGGATGTTCAAAAACCAGCTTGCATACTGCGATGAGAAGCGGCCGCTGCGCTTCCGGGACGAGAAGGGAAATCAGGAATATGAGGAATGGAATTCCTACGCATTTTTGAGAATGGACGATGCCGGGGAGCTTTACTGGAACGACCAGTTCCTGTTCTCCTGCGACGATGCGTCCGGCCTTGCCACGAACCGCGAGGCAATGTGGCAGGAGACCACGGCGCACCTGCAGTCCGGCGCTTTCGGAGACCCGAAGAGCATTGACACGCTGATCCTCTACTGGACGAAGATGGAGGAGGACCATTTCCCGGGCGCGGGTAAGATCAAGACCCTGATGGAGCAGCGGAGAGACGAGCAGCTTCAGCAGCAGATGCTGATGATGCAGGCACAAATGGCGATGCAGAAGCCGACGGAGATGGGAGGTTAAGACATGGCAAACGAAATTGACTACACGAAGCTGTCAGCCGAGGAGCTGGCAAAGCTGCTGCAGCCTGCTGCGCAGACCCAGCCGGTCAACCCGTATGTGGCGGAGCTGAACAGCGTGACGGGAGCGCAGCCCACGGCGCAGGGAGTCAGCCCCTATGCGGCGGAGCTGGACAAGGTGATGGGAACGCAGAAATCGACGGTGGACTATCTGCTGGGGGACGACGTGATCTCGGCCTACAAAAAGGCGTATCTGCGGGAGGCGGACAGAACCGGGCGCGACACGCTGGGACAGTACGCGACGATGACGGGCGGCATTCCCTCGACGCAGGCGGTGGCAGCGGCCTCACAGGCGGCAGACTACCAGAAAAGCAAACTGGCCGAGACGCTGCCGAGTCTCTACCAGCAGCAGATCGACGCGGCCATGACGCGCTGGAAGGAGCTGGGCGCAGCGGACGACCGCGTGGCGCAGATCCTCGGCGTGCAGGTGGGCGCGCAGACGGCGGATCAGGCCTATCAGGAGTGGAGCAGGAAGATGCAGGAGGATCAATTCGCATGGCAGAAGGAGCAGCAGGCAAGAAGCGATTCCTACACGCTGGCGCTGACGCTGCTGCAGAACGGACAGATGCCATCAAGCGACCTTCTGGCGGCGGCGGGAATCTCGGCAGGAGACGCGCAGAAAATCGCCTCGGCAGCGCAGAGTGCAGCGTACTCGAGAAGCTATTCCGGCGGGGGAAGCTCGAGCAGAGGAAAATTAAAGACCGTGGGAGACGATGTGCGGCAGACGCTACTGAAGAAAGCAAACAAGTACGGCCCGAAATCTGTTATTCAGGATATCAGGAGCTGGGGCGACCTTGGATACGACGAGGAGGAACTCTTGCAGTGGCTTAAGACCATGACGACCTACGGCGGGAGCGGAGGAAACAGCTACAACGGCGGCTACTCCGGCAAGGGGGGCGGCGGCAGTAAGCCGGGCATCGGAAACAAGACCACGGTAAAGCTGAACTAAGGAGGCAGGAATATGAGTTATCCGAAAACAATGGCTGAATACAGAAAGCAGCAAGAAGAAAACCGGCAGACCGCAGGGAATACCCCTGCGGTCTCCGGCGGCTTTTCTTATCCGGCGACCATGGCGGAGTACAGAAAAAATGAAGCGCAGATGCAGAGCCAGATACAGAGGCAGCAAATAAATGCACTGAAAGCGGAACGCGAGCGCTGCGTGAGCGCCTCGGGCTGGTCGCAGATGCAGACGGACATGGGAACGCTGTTTGGCGGCATGGACGGATATTTCCAGAGAAAGCACCGCATCGGCGCAAGCGGCAGCGGGTGGAAAGAGCGCGTGGGCACGATGCTGCAAAGTGTGGAGAAAGAACGCGACTATTTCAACCGATATGCAGACGTGATGGGCGAGGACGCGCAGGGGTATCAGGAGCAGCTCAATGCGTGGGAAATGCAGCTCAAGCGTTACCAGAACGCAATGAACGGGCAAGAGGACGACGAGGGCAGTCTGGCGCTCGGCAGCGGCATTGCGCGGTTCCAGACGGAGGCGGATGCGTACTTCAAAAAGGCGCAGGAGACCACGGCGGGAATGTCGGAGCCGGAACGGGCGAACCAATGGGTCAGCGGGGCGCAGAAGCTCCTGACCGAGGCACAGGAGATCGAAGCCTACCTGAAAAAGAAAAACACGCCTGCGGCGCAGACGCTCATGACGCGGATGGCGGAATACCGGAAAGCGCTGGAGGACATGCAGACGGCCGCGAAGGACGCACAGCTCACGAATCCGCTGACCGGAAAGGCCATGCCGGATATGGCGATCAGCGGAAGAATGCAACTCCCGAGATACACGGCGGACGGAAGGGTGCAGATCGGATACGGTTCGGCCTACGACCGCCGGTTGGGCCAGCAGGAGAAAAGCACGCTTGCGGCCGGCATGGAGAGAAAGGCCGAAAAGGCGGACTGGCAGAACCAGAGCGTGCAGCAGCACGAGGACTACATCCGGCAGGACTTCGAGGAGCTGAAGGCATTCACGCACGGAGACGTGTCGGACAGTCAGGCGCAGAACATTCACGCGGGAATCTTTACGGAGATCGCCGAACGGCTGAATTACCTCGCGCTCAGCGGGAAATGCACGGAGAGCGAATACGAGGCGCTGCTGGACAAGGTGGAGCAGTGGAAAAAAGAGTATCTTTCCGGCCTGCCGAAATCCGACATGATGTGGGCGAACTCCGGCATAGAGGACATTCGCAAGGAGGCAAAGAGCATCCTGCCGAACAAGGGCGACGCAATGAAGGAATTCCGGTATCAGAGCGGAAGCCTGACGCGGGAGAACATCGCATACACGCCGGTGGATGAACTGTTGGGAAAGATGGGCTTTGACCACGGCGGAACAGACTGGGGAAACTCGGACGCGGAGCGCAGAGCGGTGACGTTCCTGAGCGAGGAGGTGCTGCCGGAGTATCTGGCCAACACGGAAATGACGCAGGAGCAGTATGACGCATTCATGCAGAAGATTGCGGACGCGCCGAATGCCGCAGAGCTGCGGGCGACCAGAGAAGCAAACGGCCTGAACGCGAACGAAGCCGGAATGCAGTCGGCACTGGAAATGTACCGGGAAATCGACGCAAAGACCTATGCGGACATGGCGGGAACCGGCGCGGTAAACGCGATGGAAAACGTGATGACCAAATACGCGGGCGGCATGGAGCAGGTGCTTATGCGCGGCCTCGGCTACATCACGAAGGCGGCAGGCAAGACGCTGAACCTGTTCGGCCTTGCGGAAAATCCGGTGGGAAACTACTTTGTTGAGGGCGGCCAGCAGGGCATAGACTATGAAAACAAGGACTGGCAGGCGGGAAAACAGAGAGAATATGAGGCGGGACGGTACGCCTCGGAGCTGACGCAGAACGGCAGCAAATTCACGCAATGGACGGCGAACATGACGCGCGACCTGACGCAGGCGGCGCTGGAGATGGCCGCAGCGGGCGCGATTGCCGGACAGATCAGCGCGGGGAACGCGGCGCTCTCGCAGCTTTCGCAGGGCGGAAAGTACGCCTCGAGCCTTGCCAATGCGCAGAAAAGGGTAAGCGGCTACACGAAGCTTGCCGGACAGATGGCAAGCCTGATGAAAAACAGCTCGAACGTGCTGATCTCGGCCAACGCGGCGCTGAACAGCTACGGCGAAGCGGAGGATGCGGGGAAAAGCATGCCGGAGCGGGCCGTGAAGCTGATCGCGGGCGGCCTGATCGAGTACGGGACGAACGGGCTGTTCGGCGGCAACCCGATTATTGACCCGGAAAACGCGGGGCGGATCTCCAAATATATCACCGACCTGACGGACAACGAGACCATCCGGAAGATCGTATCGAGTAAGGTGTTCGACCGCATCGGCGAGGGTCTGGAGGAGGTGGCATCGGCCGTTGCGGGCGCGGCGCTGGATTACGCGCTGACGGGCGAGAGCGACCTGACGGCAAAGGAACTGGTGGACGAATTTACCGTGGGCGTGCTGCTTTCGATGGTAATGAGCGCACCGGAGGACATTGTTGACCTGACGGCCAGAGCGAAAAGCTATGTGCAGTCGAAGGTGATCACGCGCTTCGGCAAGCAGGCGCAGAGCAATCTGGACGTGCTCTACGGCACCATGGCGCAGTACACGGCGCAATACTATGCGGGCGATGAAAGCCTGATGCGCTTCAACGGATGGAGCGAGAGCCAGATCAAGAAAGCCAAGAGCGAGTGGAACACCATCGTGCGGGAGTTCAACACGCTGGCCGACCGGCTGGAAAGCGCACAGAATATCTCGGAGAGCTTCGAGCGGTACACGCCGCCGCAGGCGAACGGCGGCTTTGTGGACATGGAGATGCAGAACATCATCCGCGCAGAGCAGCAGAGCAATGCGGCGCTGATGACAGACCGGGCGCTGGACATTCAGATCATCACGCAGCGGGCGACCATAGAGGCCCTGCGAAGCAGCACGGACGCGGGAGACATCTTCGTGGCAGAATCTGCACAGAGCTATCTGGATGTGCTGGACGCGGAAAAGAGCGCGAGAGCCGCAGAGAGGGCGCAGAGAGCCGCAGAAAGCGCCGCACAGGAAAACACACCGACCGCAGAGCAAACCACGCAGGAAACGCCGCAGGCGGCGCAGGAGACCGACCAGAGCGCGGCAGAGGAGGAAGCTGCACCGGTTGAGCCGGTGCAGGCGGAGGAAATCAATGCGCCGGCGGCGCAGGAAACCGAAGGAGGAATGAGCAATGAGCAATCCCAGAGTGTTAATGAAAACCAAGAGCGGAATGAGCGTGTGGGTGCCGAAGGACAGACTGGCGGCGTGGTCGAAAGCGGATCACGAATCACCGCTGACCGAGGAGGAACGGGCGAAGCTGGAGGAAATGAAAGCGAAAATCTTCGCCGGCAGAAGCTCAACGAAAGAGTAGAGCGCTTCAAGGGAACCGTGCTGGACACCGGCATGGACAAGCTGACCGCAGACGGCGACCCTGACGTGATGGTCGGAATCGTGCCGGTGCGGAAGTACACGCAGGCCATGAAGCAGGCGCAGCGCGAGGCGAAGGAGCAGGGCGTGAAAACAACCTTCGTGGTGGGCACGATGTCCATCAAGGGCGAGGACGGAGAGTTCCACAACACGGACGCGATGTTTGATGCAGAAAGCGGGCGCATTTTTGTGAGCGTTTCGAGCATCTACGAGCCGGAGGTGCTGATGGAGCATGAGCTTTTCCACGCGAAGGTGCACGCGGCGGAGGTTGACCTTGTAACGGCGCTGGAAAGCGTGAGCGAAAACATGACGGCGGAGGAATACACCGAGATCGTCGAGCAGTACATGAAGGCGTACCGAGGGGCATATGACAGCGACACGGCGGTCTATGAGGAAATTCTGGCCGACGCCTATGCGGGGCTGAACCGCTTTGTCAATCGGAGCTTCAAGAAGCTGATCGACGCAATGCGGACGCATGCGGCCGGCATGCAAAGCCAGCGGGAGAGCAACGCACCGACGGCAGAGGTCTCACAGGCCGTGCGCCGGACGCAGGACAGCGACGGAAACGAAAAAACCGCCCGAGAGGGCGGCAAAAGGGCGAGCATGGCAGGCCCGAAGGCCAAGACGGCCAGCTCCAAAAACCTTGCGCTTGCGGAGGCCATGGAGGAGGACGGCGCAAGCCGAGAGGAAATCTGGCGGAAAACCGGATGGATTCGCGGTGCGGACGGCCAGTGGCGGTTTGAGGTGGACGACAGCAAGGCGGAATTCCGACCGAACGGGGACGCAAGGCTGCTGGGCGAGCCGAGATACCGCAGACTGGAAGAACTGACAGACAAATGGGGCGACAGCTTTGAAAAGGGCGGAGAACCGCTGACAGAGGCAGAGGAAGCGGAAATGGAAGCGCTTCAGGAGGAATACAGCGACAGGGTATGGGAGAAAAAATACGAGCTTCAGGACTTCCTGAAGCACGACGAACTCTATGAGGCGTATCCTCTGCTGCGGCACACGAGCGTGCGCTTTGAAAAGCTGGATCCCGGCGTGAAGGGAAAATTTGACAAAAGAAACGGCGCGATTATTCTCTCCGACAGCCTGTTCGGCAAGGGGCCGGAGACGCTGCTGCACGAGATTCAGCACATCATCCAGAAATACGAGGGATTTCAGGGCGGGACAAGCCCGGAATACTGGGCGCGGCGCGACTATGAAAGCGGAGACAGGTTGCAGGAGCGCTTGCAGCGGGAGTACAGCGACATTCTGAACGGCCTGACAAAGGAAGAACAGAACGACTATATCCGCTATCAGGAGATCGACGGGGAGCTGGAACGCCTGTTCTACTCCGAAAAGCCGGGAGACACGGAGAAATACGACCGGATGGACGCGGAGCACGACAGGCTCTATGAAAAGCTCTATCCGAAGGAGTGGTTCGGGAAGCTGCTTGATCTGAAACGGCAGATGGAAAACCCCGGCGAGGTCTATCTGGGGCAATACATCAATTCCGCAGGAGAGATCGAGGCCAGAGAGACGGCCGGCCGCAGAAAGCTGACCGCTGAGGAACGGAAAAACAAAATGCCCGACCTCGGATGGGACAGAGCACTGCTGACGGAGGACACGGGGAACGGTTATTCCATTGCGGAGATCAAAGGCGAAAAACAGGATTACGGCATCGGCGTGGTGCTGGACACGAAACTGTTTGACGGAGTAAGCCCGCGAAACTGGGGGAAGGCACTCGGAAAATTCGTATACGAGAACCTTGCGGGGAAAACATTGCAGACGGTTGATGAAAGCGGAAACGAAGAAACAATCTATCTGGCAAGAGAAAATGACCGCGTAAGAAAAGACGGTGCGAATAACAACCACAAGGTGATTGATAAACTGGCGCGCTACACAGGGGACAACGCAAGAGCGCTTGCGGTTGTACAGCTTTCTGAACTTCTGGAAACGTCCAGACATGAAAATGCCACCGATGAACATACGCATCAGTGGATGGACAGCAGAGGATGGGAGTATAGAAAAACATATATTCAAGACATGGAGGGGAATATCTATTCTGCGAAACTGAACATTGCCAGAGGAAATGACAGGAATATTCTGTATGACATCAACAATGTTCGCAAAATAGACAAAGGAAGCATTGCAGACGGCGTTGTGCCCTCAGCCCAGAATGGGAGGGGCTCGCTCATAACAAACAATGCTTCCTCGTGGAGCAGTGTAGCACAAAGTGCAGAGAATTTCAAGAGGGAAAATGAAAATCTCACGACCATTCGGAATCTGAACGAGGATGATCTGGAGGCGCTGTATGGGTCGGCGAGGATTCCGGTGCAGGAGCTGCTGACGAACACCGAGGGCGCGGGCGACGTGTCGCTGATCGTGAAGAACGAGGACGCGCGGAACAACAATGCGCACCTTGAGAACATGGCGGCGGTGATCCCGTCGAGCGTGGACTGGTGGCTTGTGGAAAAGCTGAAAATGAACGGCCTGAACGTGGTGGAATACAAGGCCGGAAACGAGCAGGCGCGGCAGGAGGCGGAGGCCAAGGCCGAGAAGCTGCTGGAGCCGAAGAAGCGGTTTTCCCTCTCACCGGAGGAAAAGGTGCAGCGGGCGGAAAGCAAGCTGACCGCCGCGCAGGAAAAGCTGGAGCAGGAGAAGGAAAAGGCACAGGAGCGATATAAGCGCGACCTGACAAGCGGCATGCGGAGGCTGTTCAACATCCAGAGCTACGACAGCAAGGAATTAAACGGGCTGCTGGAAACGCCGATGCTTGAAATGCAGCAGGGCGTGAAGCTGCTGAAAGCGGAAAAGGACGACCTGTTTGAAGCGGTGATGAACCTCGGGACGGAGACGATGCCAGCGGACGACTATTACAAAGAAATCCGAGACACGATCTACGGGCAGAAGGTATTCGTGCCGGAGTGGGTCAGGACGGAATTCGGGGACGACTGGAACAGCTTTAAGAAGCGCGCCATGGGACGGCACAAGTTCTACTTTGTGGAGGACGAGGGCAAGCAGGGCATCGACCAGCTTTACAAGGAGCTGGCAGAGCAGTACCCCGGCGCATTCCCGGACACCTACGACATGACGGAGATGCTGCGGCGGATGGCGGAGATGGCCGACAAGGGCATGGACACGAAGCTGCCCTACCGGCAGGCCATGGAGGAAAACGAAAAGCGCTTTGGAATGACCGTGGACGAGCAGACGGAATACCAGAGGACGACCTTTGAGAGGCTGCTGAACAGCTACGCAGAAAAGGCAGGCCGGGACGCGAGAATCGCGCAGGACAAGGCCGCCAAGGCGGAAGCGGACGAACGGCTGGAATCGATCCTCCGCGAGGCGGACGGCGTGCAGCCGACGAAAAAGGCCGAGGGCGTTGTGGAGCCGTGGACGATCTCGGAGGCGGCGGCGCAGAAGCGCGGCTTCCCCTACCTGAACGGGAAACAGGTGTATCCCCTGCGGACGTGGGTCAAGGCGGCAGACATGGGCAACTACGGCCTTGTGCTGGACAAGAGCACGAGGAAGGGCATGCTCACGGTGCTGTTCACGAACAAGGAGACCGGCCTTTCCAGCGTGAAGGACATGGAAACGAAGCTGCTGACGGCGGTGGAACCGAAGTATCAGCCGAGCGTGCAGGAGACGGCGGCTCTGCTTGCGAGTATGCCGCAGGAGAAGCTGGAGGACGCGGCGGACGCAGAGGATCTTGGGGCATTCTACGAGTGGTACGACGGCCAGACGGAGGGCAGAGAGACAAACGATCTGCGGCCGGTGGCGGAGGAACGTGCGGAGAAATCAAGACAGGCCGCGCAAAAATATGAGCAGGAGAGAAGCGAAAGCCTGAGAGAAGCCGGGGACGAATGGCTTCGGAAGCACAGCAGAACCAACGCCCTGCGCGAGGTCGGACTGCTCTATGACAGCGTGAACCCGATGCGCTCGTCGCAGACCAAGCTGGAGCCAAAGGAGGCTCTGGAGCTGCTTGAAAGCGCCACGGGAAAGGTGTGGAAGCTGCAAACCCGAAGAGACGGCACATGGACGGCAAAGCAGACGGCAAGGCTTGGCAAGCAGGACGGCAAGGCGAGCGAGGCCGCGCAGAAGATCAAGGCGGCGGAGATCACGATCCAAGACCGGATGGAGGCCATGAAGCACGAGAACAGACCGGTTTACTTTGAGGGCGTGCCGATTAAGGAATTCAAGGGAAGCCCGGCCATGGAGAAAATGGGAATCAAAATCCACGGAACGATTGTGAACTTCCAGACTGCGCCGCAGATTCTGGCAGAGACAGAGGGCAGACGGAACACCGATGTGAGAATTGACCGCTATATCAAGGATAAAAGGCCGAATGACGATGAAATCTTCCTTGCACAGCAAATTGCGGCCGGCCGGAAAACCATGGCTGATATTGACGAAAGCAATATGGCCTACAAAACCGTCAAGGAGCTTTCCGACCTGTATGCAAACCAGAGAATGCAGGGGGAAAATCTGCTGGAGAAGCGGAAACGCGCGATCAACAGGGCAACGCTGGATATGGCGATGGAATCCATCCCGACAGAGCTGGAGCTTCAGGCAAATCCGAAGCTGTTCCAAAATATGCCGCTGAAAAGAATGAACCTGACGGCACCGGAAATACTGATATACCGGCTGTTTGGCGATGAACTCGGAGAGGAATTGAACCAGAGATATATCTATGACATCGGGGAAAATACTGCGGAAAGCATACGATGGAAGACTGCGCAAAGGGATAAGCTTGAAGAATTTGAGGACAGCAAGGGAAAACGGCGGAAGCTGACGAAGGAGGAATCGCAGTACGTTCACGTTATGCTGGACACCGAGGGCGCGGAGCAGCGGGCGAAGGACAACCGGAGATCAAAGGACATTCTGGCGGCGGCGCAGAGAGCCTTGAGCGGCGAAAAGCTGGAGGACATTTCAAAGGAAATGAAATTCAGCGCGGTTCAGGAGGGGCTGTTCTATGACCTCTATATCAGAAAAGCGGCAGAGAATGACGAGAAGATAGACAAGACGATCACGAAGAACGCCGCACCGGTTTACCGGCAATGGTACGATGATATCTACCCGGCGCTGAACGAGCTGCTTGCGGCCTACGGCATGGAGCCGATCGGAAAGGTGCTGGGCTACACACCGCACGGGCGCTTCAACAACAAGCTGAAGGGCTTCGAGAAAATTCTATCCGTCGTCGGACTTGAAAATTTCAGCAAGCAGGAGGAGCTTCATGCACTGCCGACGGAGATCGCCGGACAGACACAGGAATTCAAGCCGAAAAAACCATGGGTTTCGTTCTTCATGAAGCGCAATTCATTCCGGACGGACTATGACATCGTTGCGGCAACCGAAAAATACATTGACAGCGTCGCGGATGTGATTTTCCACACGGGAGATATTGTGAAGCTGCGCGGGCTGGAAAGCTATCTGCACGCAGGAGCCAAACGAAACACAAAGGCCTCACTGGACGAAATCTTTGACCGAATCCGCCGCGGCGACACACTGGAAAAGGCAAAGTGGTTGCAGACAAAAGGAAAGCTGAAGGAGAAGAGCATCTCTGAAATCACCGCAAAGGAAGTCGAGAACGAGTTTGAAAAAATGATCGAAGAGGCCGTCAAGGCGAACGAGTTCAACACGCGGTACACCAACTTTGCGCAGTGGGTGACGAACTTCACGAACATCATTGCAAACAAGCAGTACGGAGGCGACCGAGGCATGGAATACGACGGCGGGCGAGAGATACTGAACACGGGAAACAAGATTGTCGGCCTGTTTGCCATTTCCAGAGTGGCGGGAAATTTTTCTTCTGTGTTGTCGCAGTGCGGGCAGATCGCAACCATCTGGACGAAAAGGAAGAAAAGAGCGATTATGACGGCGCTGCGTGAGATGTGTATCCCGCACAAGCTCGATCTGTTCAGGCTGGAAAGCAGCTTCCTGACCAACAGGCGCGGCGTGGAAAACAGAAGAAAAGGAGCAGGAGAGGCGTATCTGGATACTCTGTATGGGCCAATCGGTGCAATGGACATGTTTGTAGCAACGTTGGCGGCAAGAAGCATGTATATTGAGTCCGTACTAAAGGGAATGAGCCATGAAGAAGCCATGACGATGTCGAACCGTTTTGGAAGGCGGACCATGTCGAGCAGGGCAAAGGGCGAACGAGCAACTGCATTCTATGGCAAAAACCTTGTGGACAAGCTGATGCATCAATTCAGCGAAGAAGCCTATGGATCGCTGGACGGTATGCTGTTTGAAACAGCGAGAGAATACCGAGAGACGGTGAAGGAGCACGGAAAGAAAGCTGCAACGCTCAAATTGATCGGGCAAATTCTCGGGTATCTGGCCGTTGCGTTCATAGTGAACCGGCTGACGGACGAGTGGTACGGGGGAACGCCGGTGCCGCTGGACATCGCGGGCATTACTGCAAACTTTGTGGCCTCGGGCAAGGGACTGCCGACGAACGACTACATCAAGGGCCTTATCAACAAGGTGACGATGGAGATCGGCGGGAAAGAGATTTTTGAGGATGTCCCGAAGGAAGGCCGGAAATTTGATACGTGGAAAGCGATGGATGCAACGCTCGGGAATATCATAGACGACGTTCCGATGCTCTCCAACTTCTCGGCAATGATCGGCACGGGAGACCGGAACATGCCGATCACGGAAATCATCACAAAGTTCAGGGACGTGTTTGAATCGTGGAAGGAAAACGGTGTCTTCTCGGGAGACTCGGCAGAGGCAGCGGTAAAGGCGGCGGCGCTGCTGGTGCCGGGCGGCAACCAGTTACAGAAAACCGGCTTCGGCATCAAGGCGTTGATCGAGGGCGGAAAAATGCAGGGATACGGAGACAAAAAACGCCTGCGTTACGCCATCGACACGGACGATGTGGGCAATGCAATCCGGACGGTGTTGTTCGGCGTGAACGCGACACCGGAAGCAAAGCGGTATTACGCCGGGGAGAGCTACGGGCTGGACGCCGACCAGACGCAGCTCTGGATGGATTTGCGGGACGAGGGCGTGAACGGCTATATGCTCTACGGCCTGATGATGCGGATGGACGATGCGCAGATGGCAATCGACGTGCCGAAGGAGAAGGAAAACGAGACCGAGGCCGAGGAAAAAGCAAGATTGCAGGCGAAGGAAGCCAGACGCAAGGCGGCACGCGCCGAGCTTGCGGCACAGGAGGGCTTGACAGACCGGCAGAAAGCAAGCATCTACGGCGAAATGGTCAGCCACTACAACGACGACGCAATTGACAAACTGCTCGACGCCGGAATGAAGTGGAAGGATATTTCCGAAATCCTCGACAAGCGCGGCGAGCTGAGCGCAGGGGCCAAGGCCAGCGAGTGGGCGGCGGAGTTTGCAAACTGGCTGGACGGAAAGAAGTATTCCGGGAAGAACCGCGAGGCAATCAACGAGGCGCTTGTGCCGCAGTCCGCGAGCTTCTACAACAAAATGACCGCAGCGGGCGTGAGCCAAAACAATGCGCTGAAGGTCGAAAAGAAAGCACGCGCTCTCGCGGGAGAGAACGACCTGAACCAGACGTTCAAGGCGCAGGCTATCATGCAGTCCGGTCTTTCGGACAAGGAGGCGTATGCGGCGCTGGGTGCGGTCTACACAGGAGAAGGGGACGCGAAGAAGTTCAAGGCGGCGCAGGAGGAAGGTATCCCGGCGAAAGCCTACACAGAGTTCCGCATGGCCGTCGGGAAACTGGAATCCGACAAGGACGAGAACGGCAAGGCGATCTCCGGAAGCAGAAAGGAAAAGGTCATCGAGCTGATCGACAGCCTAAACCTGACCGCCGAACAAAAGGACTGGATCATGGGGCAGGAATACAAAAGCTATGACTGGTGGATGATGCCGTGGAGTTGACCCGCAAGTGACCCCTAAATGACCCATAAGTGACCCACAACGAAAACGGAAATATGCCATACTGGACACAGAAAAGAGGTGTTCAGTATGGCATATTCGTATTTTCAGCCGAATCCGAGGGGGAAAGCGGTCGGAGACTGCACGGTCCGGGCAATCGCCAAGGCGACCGGCAAGGACTGGGACAGCGTTTACTGGGGACTTTGCATCGAGGGGAATCTGGCGGCGGACATGCCGTCGAGCAACGCCGTGTGGGGCGCGTACCTGAAGAAGCAAGGGTTCCGGCGCAGCCTTGTGCGGGAGGACTGCCCGGAGTGCTACACGGTGGCGGATTTTGCACAGGAGCACCCGACGGGAACGTTCGTTCTGGCGTTGTCCGGACACGCGGTGTGCGTGGAGGACGGAAAGCTGTTTGATAGCTGGGATTCCAGCGGCGAGACGCCAATCTACTTCTGGGAAAAGGAAAGGAGTAATTAAAATGCCATACCCCTACTATGGAAATCCGTACTATCCTGCACCGATGCAGGACAATCTGATGCAGATGCGGCAGCAATACCAGCCGACGCAGCAGGCGACGACGCAAAACGGCGTGATCTGGGTGCAGGGCGAAGAAGGAGCAAAAGCCTATATGGTGGCGGCGGGGAACTCCGTGCTGCTGATGGACAGCGAAAAGCATTCGTTCTACATCAAATCGACAGACCAGAGCGGAATGCCGATGCCGCTCAGAATCTTCGACTACACGGAGAGAAACGAGCAGCCGAAGAAAAAGCCGGAGGAATACGCGACACGGGAAGAATTGAAGGCGCTGGAGGAGAGAATATCGGCGCTGATGGAGGGAAAGCAGGATGAGCAATAGCTTATTTCAGCAGCTCGGCGGGAATCGCATGAGCGGGCAAATGGGGCAGTTTCAGAAGATGGTGCAGGATTTCCGACAGTTTCAGGCGAGTTTTCAGGGAGACCCGAAGGCGGAGGTCATGAAGCTGGTGCAGTCTGGGAAAATCAATCAGCAGCAGCTTGACCAGCTCCAGGAAATGGCACAGCAGTTCCGGGCTTTTTTGTGAGATCAATCTCGTGGCCACGAATTGATATAAATACTTGAGAAAGGAGAAAAAGCGAAATGTCTTTTCAGGAAGGAAACCCCATGGTGACGATGCCTGTGCAGCCGGCCTATAACGGATACGGCGGCGGAATGTTCGGAGACAGCTGGATCTGGATCATCGTGCTGTTCCTGTTCGGCTGGGGCCGCAACGGCTTCGGCGGGAACAACGGCGGCGTTTCGGACGGCTATGTGCTGGCTTCCGACTTCGCAAACATCGAACGCAAGCTCGACGGCATCAACAACGGGATCTGCGACAGCACCTTCGCGCTGAACAACAGCATCAAGGACGGCTTCTCGGCCGCAGAGCTGGCACGGTGCAACGCGCAGATGCAGTTCATGCAGCAGCTCTTTGCGCTGCAGCAGCAGATTTCCAACTGCTGCTGCGAAAACCGCGAGGCCATCGCACAGGTGCGCTACGACATGGCGACGCAGGACTGCCAGACGCGCAACCTGATGCAGAACAACACCCGCGACATCATCGACGCATTTAACTGCGGAATGCGCAGCATCGAGCAGCGCTTGACCGCGCAGGAGATGGCCGCGAAGGACGCGAAGATCGCAGAGCAGAATCAGCTTCTGTTCGGCTATCAGCTTGCGGCCTCGCAGGCGGTGCAGACGGACGGCCTTAAGAGCTACATCGGAAGCCAGTTTGCGCTCAACAATCCGCGACCGGTTCCGGCCTTCAGCGTTCCGGCACCGTTCCAGTACGCGGGCTGCGGCAACTGCAACTGCAACTGACAACCAAACATTTCAGCTTTTTCGTGAACTCACGAAAATGGTCCGCCCCATGCGGATACTGACGCGACGCGGCGGGGCAATCGTCCCGCCGTAGTTTTATTTGAGAGGAGAATTAACAAATGGCAGAATTTACAAATGCAAATATCGTGAGCGTAGCAGCGGGACAGAACGTGCCGCTGACGGAAACGGCGGTCACCGGTAAGCCGTGCATCGTTCACAGAGAGGGCGCGGGGATCGTGACGCTGCGGGGACTGACCCAGCAGTGCAAGGCGAGATTCAAAGTGTCCTTCGGTGCGAACATCGCGATTCCGACCGGCGGAACCGTGGAGGCCATCACCGCAGCGCTGGTAATCAACGGCGAAGCGCTGAACAGTGCGACGGCAACCGTGACACCGGCAGCCGTGGAGAACTATTTCAACATCTACGTCAGCGCGATTGTGGAGGTACCGAAGGGCTGCTGCGTGACGGTGGCGATGAAGAACACCAGCGCACAGGCGGTCAGCTTTGCAAACTCCAACATGACCGTTGACCGGATTTCTTGAAAGGGGGAGGGACAATGTACGAACTGAGAGAAAAGCTCTGCGAGGAACTGGAACGGTATTCCCGCAAGGAGAATCTGAGCGCGGGCGATCTGGACGTGCTGCACAAGCTGGCAAGCACGATCAAGAATCTTGACAAGATCATGATGCGCGAGGGACGCTCCGAAAATGGCTATAGCCGCGAGGGATACAGCCGAGACGGCGAATGGCAGGCAGACATGCGCGGAAGCTACGGGCGCGGAAGCTCCTACGGGCGAAGCGGTGCGCATTATGTACGCGGGCATTATAGCCGAGGCGCAGACATGAAGGAAAAACTCGAAGAGCTGATGCGCTGTGCTGAGGACGATGCGTCGAGAGATGCGATTCGGCGGTGCTTGGAGAGCATCGGGAGAGAGTAAATGCTTATGAAATTGCTTGTATCGCCAGAAAAACATTGATAATACTGGAGTTTTACAAGCGCAAAAGAGTGTTTCGAACTGTCTTACGAATGGATTTTATCGGCCCTTGCAAACAGTACGTTTGCAAGGGCTTTCCTTTATTTGCAAGGGAAAGACGGTGCTCAGATGTTTCAAATATGGGAATAAAATAGTAGGCAAGGGGAAGAAAAATATCGGATTCGGGAACAGTAAATGCTTATGGGAATGCTCATGCATCCTCGGACTGCTGGGAGGAAGTATCATTGTAGAATTTCCACATTTCGTTTTTATAGCGCTCAATGTCGGAGCGGGCAATGTGGGTGTAAATCTCGTTCATGGTTTTGTCATTGCTCCAGCCGCCGATCTCCATGGAAATTTCAGCGGGGATGCGGAGGTGGGCGGAGAGGGAGGCGAAGCTGTGACGGAGCTGGTGGACGGTGACGCGCTTGACACCGGCACGCGCACAGGTGCGCTCGACGGCGCTTCGCAGGGTGTTTTGATGAATGTCCAGCAACTTGCCGGAGGGCTTGCGGTCCCGCTCGATGGCGGCGCGCAGCTCGGGAATGAGCAAGGGAACGCTGCGGTCGGATTCGATTGTTTTATGCTCGGCGAGTGTGACCCAGTGATGATGCTCGTCCATGATGCGAACTCCGGAGGTGCGGATAAATTCGGGGCGAGGGGGGATATTCTCCCAGCGGAGCGCATCGATCTCGGAGATACGCATGGACATAAGGGCAAGCAGCATGGGGACGCAGAGAGGGTCATCTTTCGCAGCGGCGACAAACTTCTTGATTTCGTCCGGCTCGAGCCAGATGGGATCTTTTTTCTTGCGCTCCTTGCGGTCGATGGCGAGTTTCTTCGGAACTTCTACGCCGTTTGTCTCCAGCACGGTCTTGACAAGGACAAAGGCGTTTTTGACGGTCTTGCGGGAAAAGGCGGAAAGCTCCGAATTTAGCGCACGCTGCAAGGATGCGGGGGTGATGGAAGCGACACGCATGGACATGAGATCGGGGAAGCGTTTCCGCTGAATGTTGCGATAGGCGCGGAGCGTTGCGGGAGAAATATCGGGGGGAAGTGCGGCGATATAGGCATCAATGGCCTGAGAGAGGGTGAGGTCGCATTTTTTGACGGGCTTTCCGGCGGCTTGCGCCTGCGCCTTGATAAGGGCGGCCTGACGCTTGCACTCCTTGGGCGTGTCGGCCAGAACGGGGATGGACTGGCCGTTGATGCGGAGCTGGATGCGCCAGCCGGAGGGGGTTTCTTTCGGCTCGGGAATGTACATGGTCAGCGCTCCTTTTTACTGAATTTACGGGCGAAGCGCATGGTCGCCCAGACGCAGGCGGAAGTTGCGGAGAGGACAAGGAAGATCAGAAGCCACGCGACAAGGCCGACATCGCCGAAGCGGATGAGGCCGGCATCCTTGATCTGCGCATCGACGAACAGATAAAAGATCAAGGCGCAGGACTGGAGCGCGCAGGCAAAGAGAAGAATATAGATAACGGGGGCGCGGGCGGCAAGCTGCTCGGCGCGGAGGCGGTTGACCTCGTGCAGACGCTTGTTTTCCTCGGCAAGGTGGGCGTTTCCCAGTTCGGCGGCGTGGAGCTTCGCCTGCAATTCCTCGGCGCTGGCCTCGGACGCGGATAGACCGAAAATCTCGTCCATGGAAAGACCGAGGACTTTGCAGAGAGCGACGGAATTATAGAGCTTGGGATCGAGCTGCGTGCCGTCGCAGAGGCGGGACACGGAGGAATAGGAAACGCCGGCCGATTCGACCAGCGCGTCGATGGTGAGGCCCTTGAGACGCTTTGCCTGACGGACGGCCTCGGGGTAGGATTCAAATTTGGGGTACAGCTTCTGGTATGCGGTCATTTCTCACGGCTCCTTTCGTGCTTGTGCGGAATTCGCAGCGGCTGCAGGCTGTTTTTGCAGCGGCTGCGCGGGAAAAGCAGAACTGCGCGTGGACAAACTCCGGCATTCCTGCTACGATAGAGGTGCAGCAGACGAAGTGATTTGCGGGTATCTGCGATAGAGCCGTGTCGGTTCTGGTACAACCGGCACGGCTCGTCAAAACAGAATAACTACAATATTGGGGAGGGCGCACCATGCAATCTATCCACATTATTTCCGAAAACGGAAAGGTCAGCGTGATTATAGACGGGGCGGAATTAAAACGGCTGCACAGCTTCTCGGTGGACTATATCGAGGGTGCACCGCTGCTGTTCTCCTGCGTGGCCGACGTGGGAACGGGGACGAAGGAGGAAAAACCGAGACTTGTGAACTGAGCTATCTGCCTTTTCTGGAGGATTCCAGATAAGGATCGCCGCAGGAACGCTTTCCGTCGATATGCTCAAAGAGATCGTTTTTGATTGGATGACCGAGAGGATCGAGAACAAAATCGATACCTTCGCGGCGTGCAAGTTTGGAAGCGGGAACGAAGTCCGCATCCCCGGCAATTAAAACGATCTGAGAAACCTGACGCTTGTATGCAAGGGAAGCAATGTCCATACCGATGCGCATATCTACGCCTTTTTGCTTGAACGACGGGATAAAATCAGAATCCGTGAGAGAATCAAGCGATCTTTTTTTCAAGACCAGATCACGAGCTACATCGGGGCGGAGCGTATAGGCCGCGTTCACTTCATCCAGATAGCCAAGCCGAAGCGCGACCTTCCGCTTCTGGCGGAGGGCATCCAAGAAGTCACACATCCACTGATATTGCGGTGTTTTGGAAAGATCGTAGGTTCTGTTTTGCAGCGGATGAAATATTTTCTTTCTGCTGGGAGGGCAATCATAATAAAAAATACGGTATAGCGTGTGGCTTAGGGAGCGCTCGTGCAAGTGACGGGAGCAATAACGCACCAAGGCATCGGCAGCTTCCTGCGGGGAATGCTCACCGGACTTGGCAAACCTTGCACGATAGAATGCACCGTCCACGAGAATGGCAGTAACGGACATACGAAAGCTCCCTTCTATCTATGGGTATAAAAAAGCCCTTGGGATCGGCCAAACCCGGATTCGTGGGCGGCGTACTGCCAAGGGCTGCATAAAGGCAACGAGAAGAGAAGATATCTCATTGCAGGCTCAGTATAACCCATGGCGAGGGAAAAGTCAATAGTAAAAATACCATATTTGATACTTTTATATTACCGCGTGGGAAGAAAAATGTCAAGCAATATTTTAGTTAACACTACAAAAATGTCGGAAGGAGCGGAAAGATGACAGAGAACGAAAGAAAATTTCAAAAGATACTGGGGGAAATTGGTTTAGAGGAAAAACTAAAGCTGCTGGAACTGCTCAGGACTTTGACAGAAGGAAACGAAGATAGTCAAGCACCTGCTGCTGTTGGTCTTTAGTCAGACGTGAAAACAGGGAGAGAAGCTCATGGTCAACATCACTTTCTATGATGGCTGGCTGTGAGCTTTCTTTCTCGTGAGGAATCAAGTCATAATCGTGCTTTTCTAAATAGTATTTATATGCGTACCTCGGATCAATGCCGTTGTCACGAACAATATCTATTTTTTCTTTCATATTACGAGCGTTTTCATAATCCTCTGCGATATCATCTTCCCATGGCCTTTCCTCAAAGCCATATAAGTATTCAACTGGAACGTCGAGAGCTTCCGCAAATTTATAAATCTGCTTTTGTGGAAGATCGGCTTTTCCTGTTTCGATTTTGGCAATAGTTGAACGGTCTTTGTATCCTAATTTACGCGCGAGTTCATCCTGCGTGAGATTGCGTTGTTTGCGTGCATAGCAAATGCGTTGAAACCAAGTCATAAAGTGTTCTCCTTTTAGAATTATTGTATGCATGGAGAATATCACAAAAGTGATTGAAAATCAACAATTTTTTGAAAAAGATAAAAAAACTATTGACAAAGGGAATTTATGTGATAATATAAATACGTGAATGATATTCACGAGAAAGGAGGATAAGACAATGATTAACACCGTGGAGTTAAACGTCGCTATTATGCGGCGTGGCCTTACGAAGAAGAAAGTCGCTGAAATACTCGAAATTAGCGAAAGTTCACTGCAATACAAGATCAACAATAAGCGTGAATTTAAGGTATCTGAAATTGTGAAACTGCAGAACATGCTTGGACTGTCTGTCGCGGAAACTAACGATATTTTTTTGCAAGGATGCGTGAATTAAAATCACATGTAGGAGCCACGAAGAAAGCGAAACGCGATAGGAGGGGAAGAAATGACGGTCACGCAGATCGTGAGCATGATTCTCGCGTGTATCGGCGGCGCGACTGCGGTATGGGCAATCATACTGGCTGTCCGGTCGGAGAGAGACTGGACAAGAGCGACGGAAAACCTGAAAGAATGCAGGAGGCTGTTTGGAGAGCTTGCGGAAGCCTGCAAAGCGCTAGAAGAAGCGTGGAGAGAGGAAAATGAGCTAGCGGCAAGCGCAACTGACGACGATGGAGACAACGGCAATCAGGAGGGAAATGACGGAAACGACCTTTGAGAAGGTCGCGTCCCGCTTGGCGGAGGCTGCTTCTTCAAAGGCAATTTCGGCTCGCCTCTGCGCTGCTTCGGCAATGCTCTGGATGGCTTTGAGCTGTTCCTTAGAACGCGCTTCGGCGCAGCGGGCGGCGGCAGCTTCGGCAGAGCGGCGCTGACGCTCCTGCTCGGCCATGAAAGTTTGATAAGATTGCATAGGAAATCAACTCCTTTTTCGTGAGTATAGCACGCGGCGGGAGGGAATGTCAACGAAAGGAAGTGAGAGAAATGACCGAGGAAAAAATGAGCATGCTTGCAAAGCTCTTTGAGCTGGCAGAGAAGCTGACCGCAGAGGAATGGACTGTGCTGACGGCCTACGCCGACGGAATGGTCGCCGTGGCGCAGATGCGAAAGACTGCATAAGGATGGAGGGAAGAGAAGTGCCAAAGGTAACGTGGTGCAAGCCAAAGGTCAGCGTGGAGCAGGAATTTGTGAAGCGGCTGGACGCTGCGCGGCAATACGCAGAGGTCGGCGTGGACAGGCTGCTGCACGAGAGCCATATGACGCGGGGAACGTACTACCGCAGACGTGAGGATCCAACCACAATGACGGTGGGGGAGCTCCGGGGACTGGTAAAAAGTGTGAACCTGTGCAGCACGCAGGAGGGGCGGGACGCTCTGCTGCGGTTGATCGGGGCAATTTAGGAGGAAAGACAATGTACGGAAAGTGCTGGTTATGCGGAAAGGTGGGCGCGGTGGAGCGCCACCACATCTTTGGCGGGTCGAACCGCGACAAATCGGAGCGGGACGGGCTGGTGGTGCTGCTGTGCGGCGACACCTGCCACAGAAACGGCCCGAGGGCGGCGCACCAATGCGCCGAGACGGCGCTGGAGATAAAGAAGTACGGAGAGCGCAAGTGGATGTACGAGCACGAGGCCAGCACGGACGACTTCCGGCGGGAATACGGGAAAAATTATCTGTGAGGAGGACATAACGATGCAGGAAATCATTTTTTACAACGGCGAAGCGGAGGATCTGGAGCTTCGCCGTTTGGCGTACAAGGTGGACGCGCGGAAGAACCGGGCGGCAAGAGAAGCAGCGGAAGCGCGGGCGCAGCGGGCGGAAACGAAGCTGCGGGCAGAGCGGGCAAAGGCTCGGAAGGAAAAGCGGGAGTTGGGCGCATTTCTGATGGTGATTGCGCTGGTGGTCGTGATGGCGGTGTGCGTGACGGCGGCTCCCGTGTGGACGGCGGCTTTCCCCTTTGCCGGGGCGCTGCTGGTGATGCGGAAGGTCGGGTGGCTGAAGAATGGGTGATCTTTCCCGGATGCTGATCGAGTGCGCGGGGGCGAAGCGGTGCAGCGAATGCGAGGCGTATCCGACCTGCGGCGGCGTGCTGAGCCTGATGCTGGCGGCCTCGAAGGAGATCGACCGGCTGACAAGGGAACTGGAGGAATGCAAGGATGAACTGCGCAAAGTGCGAGGCGGCGATTGAGGAGACCAACCATCGGGGCGGCTGCCTCTTAAAATGCACCCGGCGCGGGCTGCGCGGGGTGCGCGGGCGCGTGGTGAGCGTTTACCCCGAGGGATACCGGGGCGCGGAAATATGTCAGGCACCGGCTTGGTGCGAAAGGAGAAAAGACGATGATCAATGAGCGGGCGCTGCTTGCGGCGCTGAAAAACGAGTGGAAGAACGCGGGCTACACCGTAGGCCGCACCGGAGAGCGGCTGCTGCTGGGCGGCCACGGCTGGACGCTCTGCTGCACCATGCCGGTGCTGCCGAGGAAGGTGCTGGCGCTGCTGGTGATCTCACAGGGCATGCCGCCGGAGGCAAAGTATCTGGAGGGCGTGCAGTGGAAATAGGATGGCACAAAGCGGTTGATGCGATCATAGAGAGCGGGCGGCAGTATGAGGCAATCAGTCTGCTGCTGCTCTCGGTCATGAGTGAGAGCATGACGAAAAGCTACAAGCTGGAGCGCATCGCGCGGCTCAACGCAGCGGGCGCAAAGGACGAGGAGATCGACGAGCTATGCAAGACGGACGAAATATGACACCGGGCGAGCGCCTGCGGGCAGCGCGGCAGGCCGTCGGGATCGGGCAGAAAAGACTAGCAAAGCGGTGCTACTACACGCAATCGACGGTGGCAAATGTGGAGAACGGGCAGATCAAAATGAGCATGGCACTGGCCAGAGCCGTGGCGAAGGAGCTGCACGTCTCTGCGGCATGGCTGCTGGGACTGGACGAGCCGGAGATCAGCTATGAGACGGCGCTTGCGGTGATTGCCGCAGCGGGGAAGGACAAGCTGCGGGAGGTGCTGGAGAAGATGGAGGAAAACACATGAGCGAACCAATTATCGCCTACAAGGGCTTTGACAAGGGCATGAAATGCCAAGGCTTCCAGTTTGCCGAGGGCGAAACTTATCACGAGGACAAGGCAGAGCTTTGCAACAGCGGGTTCCACGCCTGCACAATGCCGCTGAATGTGCTTGGACACTATCCGCCGGGCGATGGAAGCATCTACCGGATGGTAGAGCTGGACGAAGTGTGCGACAAGAAAAGCGATGACAGCAAGATTTGCGCGAAAACAATAAAGATCGGCACTGAGATCGGGATTCCCGGCCTCGTCAAAGCACAGATCGAATGGGTCAAGAACACAATCGGTTTTGACGAAAAGATCAAAAAGGCGAGAGAGTCTCCGGATAAATATGCGACGGGCAATCAGGGCGCAGCCTCTGCGACGGGCGATCTGGGCGCAGCCTCTGCGACGGGCAATTGGGGCGCAGCCTCTGCGACGGGCAATTGGGGCGCGGCCTCTGCGACGGGCGAAGCGTCGGTCGCTATGGCATCCGGACGTGATGGGCGTGTAATGGGCGCTATCGGCTGCGCGATCTTCGCCGTGGAGCGCGGCGAATGGGATGGCAATACATACCAGATTGTCTCCGTCGCGGCCGGAATCGTGGACGGCGTAACGATCAAAGAAAAGACGTGGTACAAATGCGTCGGCGGGAAATTTGTGGAGGTGTGACGGGATGAAAAAGATCAAATGCGACGTTTGCGGTTTCAAGATGCTGCCGCAGAAAGAGCTGCTTTACGAGGCGAGAGAAACGCTTTGGTTTGCTGAGGCGCTTACATCTTGCACAAAAACCTTTGAAGCAATGGACTGCCCTCGCTGCGGGCATCAGGTGGTTTTCGGCGTGAGAATGGCGAGAGTGTAGGCGCTGGGGAGGATGGAATGAGCGATCTTGAGCAAACCGCGATCGAGCGGCTAAAATGCGCCTCGGATATGTCCCTGCGGCTTTTCAAGATGCCGCTTCTGATCGCCTACTCTGGCGGGAAGGACAGCGACGTGCTTATACGGCTGGCCGAAAATAGCGGAATTCCATTTGAGGTATTGCACAGCCTGACAACAGCGGATGCGCCGGAAACAGTCTATCACATCCGTGGTACCTTCCGACGCCTCGAAGAACGCGGAATTAAATGCGAAGTAGACATGCATGCTCGGCCAAACGGTAAGCGCGTTACCATGTGGAACCTGATTCCTCGGAAGCTGATGCCTCCAACACGGCTAAAACGATACTGCTGCGCTGAGCTGAAAGAGGGCGGCGGGAGAGGACGCTTTATCGCGACGGGTGTCCGCTGGGAAGAAAGCGCCGCCAGAGCCAAGAACCGTGGAAGCCTTGAAGTGCAACACCGCGACAGGAAGAAAAGCCTGATTCTGCTAAACGACAACGACGAAGATCGACGGCTGTTTGAAACTTGCCAATTAAAAGGGAAAAGAATTGCGAATCCGATAATCGACTGGGCAGAGCGGGATGTGCTGGACTACTGCGAGAGCGAAAAAATCCAGATGAACCCGCTTTACGCCTGCGGCTGGAAGCGCGTCGGCTGCATCGGATGTCCGATGGCAGGAAAGCACCGAACGGTGGAGTTTGCGAAGTATCCAAAGTATCAAAAGGCCTACATCATGGCCTTTGACAGGATGCTAAATGAGCGGCGCAAGCGCGGCAAGACTGAGGCCGAAAAGCGGTGGGGAAACACTGGTGTGGACGTTTTCCACTGGTGGATGGAGGACGGCGTGCTACCGGGGCAAATGTCACTGTTTGAGGAGGAAGGATGATGCCGGGGGTGACGCACCTGAGCCTGTTTAGCGGCATCGGCGGGCTGGATCTGGCGGCGGAATGGGCCGGGTTTGAAACCGTCGGACAGTGCGAATTTGCCGACTATCCCACAAAGGTGCTGGAAAAGCACTGGCCGGACGTGCCGCGTTGGCGCGACATCCGGACTTTGACAAAGGAGAGCTTCTATGAGCGAACAGGACTACGAACAGTTGACGTTATTTCCGGCGGATTCCCCTGTCAGCCGTTTTCCGTGGCAGGAAAGCAAAAAGGAAAAGGAGATGACCGTTACCTATGGCCTGAAATGCTCCGAGTTATCCGAGAGCTGCGCCCGCATTGCGTTGTCGGTGAAAACGTTCCTGGAATCCTCAAGATTGCCGCCGGGCAAGTGGTCAAGGATCTGGAGCAGACAGGGTATCACGTCGTCGTGTTCCAATTTGAAGCTGCGGCTGTCGGAGCTTGGCACAGGAGAGCAAGGGTGTTCTTTGTGGGCTACACCGAACACGATGGACAGTATGGCCTGCCGCAGCTACGAGGCGATGAAGAAGCAGGCAACGAACGGGGGAAGAAAGAACCGACGCCGGCCCAGGCAGAAGGAGCCGGGGAAATGCAATCTGACAAATGCCGTTGCGATGAGTTTGTTAACGACACCATGCGCGGCGGACGCAACGGGGACGACCGGAGGCGCGAATCACAGGAGTTTGCGGACGGACGTTGCTGGGCAACTGAACCCGACGTGGGTAGAGTGGCTTCAGGGATTCCCCATCGGGTGGACAGACTTAAATGCCTCGGGAACGCGGTAGTACCGCAGCAGGCATATCCGATCTTCCGCGCTCTGCGGGAGGAATTAACGAGGATGGAGGAAAGCGCTGATGCTTGAAATATGCCCGATAACCCTGAAAGAAGCGAATGCATTTGTTGAAGCGCATCATCGCCATCACAAGCCCGTTGCTGGGCATAAGTTCTCGATAGGCTGCACCGATGGAGAAAAAATAGTCGGGGTAGCGATTGTTGGGAGACCGGTCGCACGGCATCTTGATAATGGCTGGACATTAGAGGTCAATCGGCTTTGCACAGACGGCACAAGAAATGCCTGCTCCATGCTATATGCTGCCGCGTGGAGGGCTGCCCGCGCGATGGGTTACAAAAAACTAATTACTTACATTCTAGACACGGAAAACGGGGCGAGTTTGCGAGCGGAAAGACAATTTTCTTGACCCGCGAGGAAGCGGAGGCGGCATTGAAGGAGTTACAAAATGGCAAAAGTAAACTGGATTAACGGCGAGATCGCGCCGCCGGAGAGCGGCGAGTATTACGTGATTGTGGAAGCACTGAAGAACATGCGCGACCCGGAGACAGGTAAGCTACTTGTAGGAAAGGGCGATGTCGAAATTTACACCGACTGGTACGATGCCAAAAGAGGACACTTCGACAGCATCAGCGAGAAGAACCCGTTCTGGCGGGTGTTGTCGTGGGCAAACATCCTAAAGCCGGACGTGCCGGAGGATATCAAGCCGAAGCTGGCGGTCTACTTCGAGCAGGAAGTAAAATAGGAGGACGGGAAATGGCTGACCGTTACATAAGCCGCGAGTGGCTGATGAAAGAGCTGAGCGAATACAAAAACCTCAAAACGTGGAACACCGAGGTCTGCGATCCCGACACGATTCTGCGGGTGCTGCAAGTAATCGAGAACACCATAAACAGAGCGCCGGACATCGGCCCGAGGCAATACGGGAACAAAAAGCTGGAAGTGAAAAATGCTGCGCTGAAGTTCGAGCTTGGGCATCTAAAAAGGCAGCGTCAGAACGATGATGAAAACTACATTATGGCCGAAAGCGTGAACAGTATCATGCCGATGGGGGTTTACAAAGGGCGCGTTCAGGTCGAGGAGCAAATCATCGACTGGCTGGAAAGGATGGTAAGGGATGGCTGAATACATCGATGAATCGGCAGTGCTTCAGAGAGCGCTGGACACCTACGGCTCTGCTTTGCAGATCGTGGTAACGATAGAGGAGATGAGCGAGCTACAGAAGGAGCTGTGCAAATACCTGCGTGGCAAATACTCGCCCGCAAGCATCGCCGAGGAAATCGCCGATGTGGAGATCATGCTCGAGCAAATGAAGATGTTGTTTTGCTGCGCTGATGATGTGCGTTCCATGCGCAGGCACAAAGTGGAGCGGCTGAAAGAGAGAATAGACAATGGCTGAATACATTGAACGAGAAGCTGCGATTGACGCAATAATGAAGGTGTACGTCAGAACTGCCGGGTACAAGGCGAGAGAACGCGTTTTTGAGGCAGAAGAAGCAGTACACCGATTGCCTGCCGCAGATGTCGCACCCGTGCGGCGGGGACACTGGATTGAGGAAGATGGCTGTCAAATCTGCTCGGAGTGCGGCGAAGAACACGAGTGGGACGAGTACAGAGCTGCATACTGCGATGTGTGCGGCGCGAAAATGGAGGTAGACAATGGCAAAACGCATTGAAGCGACGAAGTACATTAAACGGGATGACATGCTGGCATACCCACTGCGGCGGGCGACTTGCGACAAGGGAAAAGCGAACACACGCTTCGTGGACGGCGTGGAGGCGGCGATGGAGTACGCGGAGAAGCTGCCGTTTGTCGAGTGCAAAGCGTATACGCGAATCGGGGAAGAGCCGGAGAAACTCGAGCTGAAGAGCGTGACAGTGTACGTTGATCTGGCTGATCTACTGAAGTGTCCCCTGCGGGATGACACTTTCAAGCAAACGTTTGGGGACTGGCATTTTTGGAGCGGGGTGGAATCCGTTATGGAGTACGCGGAGAGCTTACCGGCCGTCAGAGTCAAAATGAACGGGGAAATCGAATATAAAAGGCCTTTGTGCGACCTGATAAAGGCGAACGCTTCGTTGGTATGCTGCAAGGACTGCGAATATAGCTACGAGGATGTTGCGGGACTGATGCGCTGCTATAAGGGATGTAAGGAAAACGCGGGTCGCATCGTGCGGGGGGACTTCTTCTGCGCGGACGGAGTGAAAAGGGAGGCTGCCGATGACTGATACCGAGAAAGTGAGTACAGAGCAGCCGGAGAAGGAGGACGCGCCGGTAATGGATGCGGCGGAGATCCAAGCGAAAGCGCGGGAGCTGGGGACTGATGAACCGACGGAGGGCATGACATGAGGAAGAGGAAAAGCAGTGTGCGGCGGTGCAGGTGCTGCGGAGAACCGATGCCGCCGGTGCGGCTGTGGGTCTGCGAGATCTGCCAGATGCAGGGAAGGACGGTCAGGCTGCCGGAGACGCTCAACGGCGCGGAGCTGGAGACGGTAGCGCGGGCGCGGCAGGAATGCGGCCTGAACCCACTGGACGGGATGACGCTGGAGGAGGTCACAGTGCTTGCATGGACATACCGGCGCGAGGGTTACGGCAGCTATGGAAAGCTGCGGGGCTATGTATACATGACGGGCAGACTGCCGGAAAGGAAGCGGGACAATGCGTGAGGAGTGCTATGTATGGCAAGTAACATTGAACGAAAAGACCGTGGAGGTCAGAGCAGCGGACAAGCTGGCCGCGACGAAGCAGGCGGCGAAGGAGCTGGGCGTGCAGTGGTCGAAAACGGCGCGGGATATGGATGTGCTGCGGCTGCGAAGGGCATGATGCAGGCCACGGCGGAGACGGGAGGCTACGTTTTCCGGGAACCGGTGCGGATGCAGGTGCTGCTGCCGGGGCACGATCCGGTGGAGGTCAGAGCGTATGCGACAATCGATGCGCGGCTTCAGGCGGCGAGCCTGCTGGAGGTGGACTTCGAGGAAGTGCTGAAAGCAAAGGTCGCGGTGGAGACGGCGGCGCTCCGGCGGTGGCAAAAGCAACAGAGATGAAACGGCGGGCCGGAAAACCGGCCCGCACTCGGGAATTGTATTTTCTGCCCGCGCAGCGGGCGGGAAATAGAGCGACCGATACATATATACAATTTGTTTTTTTTCGATACGCGCGCGCGCGTATCTTCGCGGCTCGGTAAAGCCCTAAGTTTGTGACCAAGGAGAAGAAAAGATGGGAGTGAAGATCATGGAGCGAAAGTATCTGTGCAAAAAC